TCCTCTCAAGGGTGACACCATCATGAAAACCCCACGACACGAGCAGCCATGGTACTCATGCCGGCTCGAAAACAACAAGAAGCCCGAACCACTCACCGAAGAAGAGAAGACCATCATGAGCGGCGTGAACCGCAAACTCATCGAAGACGCCCCACGCCTTATCGCCTACGGAATCAAGCAAGGATGGATCTCCTACCCCAAGAAACCTCGAACCCAACACACATGGATCACCAAGGACAGCCCACCGCTCCAACAGGACGATTCGTCAACATTCACAACGGATCCGTAATCGTCGAAGTCATAGGCCAAGGACAATACCGTCTAGGAGAGACCCGCCGCACTGTAACCATCTACAGTCGAGACGGGTCTCTTTTCGTCCGCAATTCCCAAGAGTTCAATCGAGTCTTCAAAGAACTCAAGTAGTCCGAACCCAGCAACGCAACGACATGACAACGCTCCTCGAACGAGCGGCCCTTTGGCTTGCCAAGGTACCGCCAGCCATCTCCGGATCCGGAGGGCACTCTCAAACCTACACCGCCGCCGTGGGCCTAGTCCACGGCTTCGGCCTTTCAGACACCGACGCATTCGCGCTCCTGTCCGATTGGAACCGCTCATGCCAACCTCCATGGACCGAGAAGGAACTGCTCCATAAGATCAGGCAGGCCAATGAGAAGTCGCACTCCAAGCCCCGCGGACACCTCGCCAATTCATCGGGAGCAGGTCCATCTGAGCCATTGGATCTGACACGGGTCCGGTTCAGCCGGCCAAAGCCCGTGGAGGTCGCGCCAGTCGCTGTTGGGTCCGTGGAGCCCTCCGCGCCATCAAACCCGCCCGCAGCCCCCATACCGGCCTCGCACGACGCCTCGGAGTTCAAGCGGTTCCTCACATCCGCCTTCGCACCCACCGAGGTGGTATGCATCTGCGAGCAGGTGGAGGACGGTACCCCCATGACCAGCGGATCCTTCCTGCCAGTCGAGGATTGGATCGCCCGCTTCGATGATCCCGAGTCCATCCTCTTCCGACCCGATCGGAATCAGGGCGTCTTCGTCCGCATCAACCCGTTCAAGCCAAACCTCTACAGCGGATCCGACAACGATGTCATGGCCTACCGCCACGTCCTGGTGGAGTTCGATTCCAAGCCCAAGGCCGAGCAGGAACAGCTCCTCCGCTCCTCGGGGCTACCCATCAGCGTCCTCATCGACTCCGGTGGCAAATCCATCCACGCCTGGGTCCGCGTCGATGCACCCAATCGCAAGGAATGGGACGCCCGCAGGGATCTCATCTACAGCAGCATCCCCGGCGTCGATCCCAAGAACAAGAACCCGTCGCGGTTCTCACGCCTACCGGGCGCATGGCGGGGTCAGGAGAAGCAGAAGCTGTTGGCCAACTCCATCGGCGCCCGCTCGTGGGAGGAGTGGCTCACCGACCGCGAATCCATCGACGACAGCGCCACGATCGTATCGATCAAAGACCTGATGCACTTTGATTCGGATAACGATCCGGACAACCTCATCGGTAAACGGTGGCTCACCCGCGGTTCCTCCATGATCCTCAGCGGCGGCACCGGCATCGGGAAGTCATCCCTCATGATGCAGATCGTCATCCGGTGGTGCCTCGGAAAAGACTTCTTCGGCATCGCGCCGGTGCGGCCATTGAAGATCGGGGTCATTCAGGCTGAGAACGACAAGGGCGACCTCGCCGAAGCCTTCCAAGGCGTAGGCCGCGGGCTGGACATCAAGCCAGATGAGATGAAGTCGCTCCAACATCAACTTGAGTTCCGCACCGAGGCCGTCCGCACCGGTGACGCATTCCTGGCTTACGCCCGACGGTTCATCCTCCGCTCCAAGCTCGATGTCATCGTGGCCGATCCCCTGTTCAGCTACTTCGGGGGCGATCTCAGCGATCAGGGCGAGGTCAGCGTGTTCTTACGCAACAAGCTCCAGCCCATCCTCCACCAGACCAAGGTCGCTTGGATCTGGATGCACCACATCTCCAAGGCCCAGCGCAAGGACGGAGAACCCATGACCACCATGGAGCTGGCACACGCCGGGTTCGGATCCAGCGAACTCGCCAACTGGGCGCGGGAGATCGCGGTCCTGGCAGAAGTAGGCCAACATCAACCTAGGCGCTTCCAGTTGGCCTTCTGCAAGCGCGGATCGAGGCTCGCCAAACCAATGCTCAACCTCCAGCACGGGACCGAGCACATCAAATGGGAGGAATACAACCCCATGGTCATGACCGGCGCACAGCTCAAGGAGAAGAAACCGTATACCAATAAGGAGAAGAGAAAGGATCGGATATGACATACCGTGATCAGTTTGGGAAGATGCCGCCACTCAAGCACGATAAGACAATCGCGTCGAGCGAGGTGGTTATCCACATATCGCAGGCGCTGGCTTGTGATATTGAGCGGGCCAACAAGTTGTTCAATGAATTGAGGAAGCGTCGGATCATCGTGTTCGATAAGCTCGACCGCACCTGGCACGGCATCGACAACCGCTCCATCCGACACACCGATTCCGACCGGATCCGGGCGCTGGAGATCCGCCTCGAATCCCTCGAAACCAAGCACCGGAAGCTGCTCGCCGCATACCGCGCCCATATCGAGCTCCCGAATCACTAGGGGGGACGCCTAGGGGGTACCCCATAGGCCTATGCGGCCCCCCTTTTCCGGTAAACCCTCCCCCCTAGGCGGCCCCCACTATCCCCTCTCAATAGGGGAGTGGCTGCTCCCCCTAATATCGCTTGAAAGCGATCGGGGGCAGCCACAGGTCAAAGCACTCCCGATTGCGAAATCGCTCCTCCGCTCCTCCGCTCGGGTACCCCAAACACCCCCACTCCCCATCCGGAAACGGAAAACCCGCCGATTGGGTGTTTGGTCCAAGGGCGGGGATGTGGATTGCTGGAGCTGGGAGGGGTCTAGGAGCGCGTTTGATGGTCGGGGAGGGTGTGGATAGCGGAGATGGGGTTGGCAGCAGCCTGATCAGGAAGCAGATCGGGCTCGAAAGTCAGCACGTGGAAGTCGATCATGTGGCGGAGGTAAGCTCCCCATGACTTGAACCCCAGTTCATTGGCCCGCTTCTGGAGAAGCGTAAGCATCCGATAGTCGATCTGGAATGAGGTTGTAGTGAGAGACACATCACTCATTGGCCAACTCCTGTATGAGTACACGGAATGCGAGTTCAGCGGTATGCGGTACTACTCCATTTCCCAATAACCTTAACTCATCCGTTCTATTGTCACAGGTGACGCACAACTCGGCATAGTCCAGCCCACTGGAAGGCCCATCAGGGTCTCCACCCAGCGCGGGTTCAGCTTGCCGCATCCCATTGCCTTCGCTTCCGCATCCGGCAGCATCGACGCTAGCTTCTCCCGATTCCCGGCTCCACCCGCAAGACCCGTCGGGCCTCCTGTCACTCCCGCTGACGCTGGAGTCGGCCACGTCTCGGACTTCATCTGATTGCTCAGACCCACCTGCCTCGACTTGTCGCTCCTCCTGTCGCTCGCATCCGGTGTCGCACAGCTCTTCACCTGTTGATCCAGCTTGTCGATCATGCTCCCGTCCTTCTGCCTGTGCGCTCCGGTCGATACCGTGGCTGTCTGCCATGTCTTCACCTGCGCCGTCAGCGGCATCGTTGCCACATCCCCCTTGGCTTGCCTCTTCGCCCATGTCTCCGGGTTCTCGTCCGTTGTCTTGCCGGCTCTCGGTGTCGCCCACGACTCTCGGCGGCTCCCATCCGTACTGCTGCTCGCCGGGACGGCTGGGCCATGCACTGCAATGCTCAGATTGGGATCCTTGCGATTGCCCTGCGTCGTTCCTCCCTGCAATGAGTCCGCCGCATTCGGTGTCGGCCATCCCTTGACCACCACCGTCGTCAGACTCTCCTGACTGCCTTTCATACCGCGTGAACGATCCTGAAAGCCCTGACGCACCTCTGAAGCTACTGGAGACGGCCAGGATGAACACCCGTTTTCGCTGGTGCGGTGCGCCGACTTCAGACGCGCTGAATAAGCCCCACGTCGTTCTGTAACCCATTCCTGCCAGGTCTTCGATGACGTCGGACAGCCCCAGGCTGATATGTC